GCGCTGGTCGCGTTGTGTGAGTCGACGGCGCGGGCTGTTGATGAGTCTCCGGGCCGGGCGTCGTTGGTGAAGGAGTACCGCGAATGTCTGGTCGTGTTGTCGGGGCTTGGTTCGGAGGATGACAGCGCTCTTGACGTCCTCCTCGCGCGACTTGGCGGTCCCGCGGTGGGCGACGAGGAGACGTCCGGAACGTAGGACGTTGGGGCCGAGGGTGGCTCGGATCGCGAAGGCGTTCGGGCAGCCGTTGATGCCGTGGCAGCAGCTCGTCGCGAATGTCGGTTTGGAACTGTTGGAGGATGGTCGGCCGGCGTATCGGGATGTGATTGTCACTGTCCCCCGTCAGAACGGCAAAACGACCCTGATCTTGGCGTGGGAAGTGGATCGGGCCCTCATGTGGGGGGCACGGCAGCGGATCATCTACTCGGCGCAGACCGGCCGAGATGCCCGCGAGAAACTCCTTGAGGATCAGGCTCCGATCCTGCATGGCGAACCGAAGGGGACAGGCCCGTTCTCGGCCGCGATCCGGCAGGTGATCTCCACGAACGGTGGGGAAGCGATTCTGTTCAAGGGCGGGTCGCGGATTTCGACGGTCGCGAGTTCCGAATCGGCCGGTCACGGCAAAACGATCGGGCTCGGAGTTGTCGACGAGGCTTTCGACGACGTCGATAACCGGCGGGAACAAGCGTTGACGCCCGCGATGCGGACCGTGCGCGACGCGCAACTGATCGTCGCGTCAACGATGGGTACTGACGCCAGTATCTACCTGAACGGCCGGGTTGACGCGGGAAGGGCCGTCGCGACCGAAGACCGGGACGATTCGAGAGTCGCCTACTTCGAATGGTCCGCCCCCGACGATGCTGATATCGCGGACCCAAAAGTGTGGGCGGCGTGTACACCGGCGCTCGGTTACACGATCGATGTTGACACGATCCGTGCCGAGTACGAGAAGAACCTCGCGACGCCAGGCGAGTTCAAACGGTTCGCGCTCAACCAGCGGACCGCGTCCGACGAACGGGTCATTGCCGCCGTGTTGTGGGAGGCGGTCTGCTCGCCGGATTGTCGGCCGGACGGCCGGATGACGTTCGCGATCGACTGCAACCCGGAACGCACGTCTGGGTCTATCGCCGCGGCCGACAAGTTCGGGAACATCGAACTTCTCCACCATGATCCGGGGACCGGCTGGCTTGTGCCTCGCGCGAAAGCGTTGTGTGAGAAGTGGGGCGGGCAGGTCGCGGTCGATCCGGGTGGCCCGGCCGGGAGTTTCATCACCGAGCTCGAGCAGAACCGGGTGCGGGTGGTCCCGGTCGGTGGCGGCGACCTGACCAAGGCGTGCGGCATGTTTTATACGGCGATCGCGGATCGGGAACCGGGGTCGTCGCCGATTCAGGTCCGGAAAGACGGCCGGCTCGACGCGGCGGTTGCCGCCGCGAAGAAACGGCCGACCGGTGACGCGTGGGTCTGGACCCGCAAGTCGTCGTTGACCGACATTTCGCCGGTTGTTGCGGTCACCGTCGCCTACTGGGCGGCGTTACAAGATCCGGGACCGTCCCAGTATGTGTCCCTATCGGAGGTCCAGTGACTGCCACAACATGGACCGAAACTCAGCAACGCATCGTGCGGGAAGCGACAGAACTGACCCCGATCAAGGTGTTGGTGACGATTATCGCGTTCCCGTTCTTCGTGATCGGCCTCCTGTTGGGTGCCGTTTGGGTGGCCGTCACCCTGGTGTGGCAGGCCGTTTGGGTTGGTATCAGCCAAGCTCGAGTTGCCCTGACCAAGGGTTCAGATGGGACTCGCTGAAACGCTCCTCGCGCTCGGGCAAACGTCCGGCCTGGAGCAACGCGCGATGCAAGTCTTGCCGTGGGGTGACTGGGGTACGTCGGGGACGACAACCGCGTCCGGTGTGTCTGTCTCGCAGGACAACGCGCTGCAGCTCCTCACCGTGTACGGCTGTGTGTCGCTCATCTCCGACACGATTGCGACGTTGCCGCGTGACGTCTACCGGACGGTCGGGAAAGAGAATCAGGAAGTCCCGGTCCGGCCCCGCTGGCTCGAGCAGCCCAACGCACGGACCGACATCATCGAGTTCCTCACCCAATCGTTGTCGAGCCTGCTGCTTGACGGGAACGCCTACTGGGTGTACCGGGTCGATCTGAACTTCCAGCCGACCGAACTCACTGTCCTCGACCCGACGAAAGTGCAGATCAAAGCGAACGGTGACATCCTCGAATACTGGGTCGACGGGCAACGGTTCACCGGCCGGCTGCTCCACATCAAAGGACTCACCCGCCCGGGCTGCATCAAAGGCCTGTCGCCGATCGAATCGGCCCGTCAGAGCATCGGTCTCGGTTTGGGTGCCCAAGAGTTCGCCGGCAGCTTCTACCGGAACGGCACAACCCTTTCCGGCGTGATCACAGTTCCCGGCGACCTGACACAAGACCAGGCGAAGCAGTTGAAGGAAGGCTGGGCCCGCGATAACGGCGGCCTGTCCAAAGCACACATGCCGGGCGTGATCACGAACGGCGCGACCTGGACCCAGATCGCGGTCACGCCCGAACAAGCCCAGTTCCTCGAGACCCGCGAATATCAGGCGGCGGAAATCGCCGCGCAACTGTTCCTCCTCGACCCGTCGATGCTCGGTATCGCAATCAACCGCGGTCAGAACCTCACGTACGCGAACCTCGAGCAGCGCGGTATCCATCTCGTCCAGTTCACGCTCATGCGGTGGATCATCCGTCTCGAACGGGCGTTCAGCTTCTTGTTGCCGAAACCGCAGTTCTTCAAATTCAACGTCGACGCGCTGCAACGGGCAGACATGAAAACTCGATACGAGTCGTACAGGATCGGGCTTGGTCCGACCCAACCGTTCTTGGTCGTGAACGAGCCACGAAGCCTCGAAGACCTGCCACCCATGTCGGGTTTCGACAAGTTCCCTGAACCGGTCGCGCCTCCTGTGCCGCCGGCCGATCAGCCTCCGGGGGTACCGGCATGAACCGTCAAGACATCCTGCAACTCGAAACGTCCCGTACCCGCCGCGTGTGGGTCGGACGACCCGAGATCCGCACGTCCGCGAACGGAACCGGCCTCGTCTACGAGGGGTATGCGTCGACGACAGAACATGCGTATGACGTGTACGGCGGCCCGCCGTACGGCTGGAACGAGACCATTGCCCGCGGCGCGTTCAAGAAGACGTTGAAAGAAAACGCTGATGTCGCGTTCCTCATCAATCACGAGGGTATGACCCTCGCCCGCACCAAGAGCGGCACACTGCGCCTCTCCGAAGATCAGCGTGGCTTGAAGGTGTCCGCCGATCTCGATCCAGGCCAGAACATCGTCAACGACCTCCGCATCGCGGTCGACAGGGGCGACGTCGACGAGATGTCGTTCGCGTTCCGGGTCGTCCGCGACGAATGGTTCGATGACAACGGTGAACCGTCCGACGAGATGCGCGGCACCGAACGGCGGATCCTCGAAACGAACCTGAACCGTGGCGACGTCTCCGCCGTCAACTACGGCGCCAACCCTGACACCAGCGGCGGGTTCCGTGCCGTCGATGTCGCGCTCGCTGAACTGCGTGCCGGACGGCCCCTGAACCCGACACAACGGACTTTGGTCCGTGAACTCGCCAACACGCTCGACGAAGAGGTACCGATGGAAATCCGTGACGACAAGGCCCTCGTCGATGCGCTCGATGTCCTCGAGCTCGCTGTCGCGGCGGTACGCGCCCAGATCGAACAGGACGTGTCCGATGACGGCCTCGCCCCGGACGGGACACCATTGATGGCTTCCGAGCAGAACACGGCACCGGCCGCGCTGAACCCGGAATCGGTCGCGGCGATGAGATCCCAATGGGATCTCCGTCGCACCGCCTAACAGCACGCACTACCCGCGACGCCGGAGCACCCACGCCGGACCCTTCGGGGCACCACCTGGACGCCACCACCTCGCCACCACACCAACCCAAAACTTCTTCCCCCTGAAAGGGTGGCCCCAAGTGGACATCGAAGAGAAGATCAAGGATCTCAACGACCGACGCATGTCGGCGTGGGACAAGGGCAACGAGATCATCGAAACCGCCGACAAGCGCGGTGACGGCATGTCCGCCGAAGAGAAGCAGGCGTTCGACCGCACCCAAGCCGAAGTGATGCGCCTCGACACGATGCGCGAAGCACTCACCAGCTCCGAGACAGCGGAACGGACCCGCGACACGATCAACGACGAGTTCCGACGTGTCTCGACTCCCGACGACCGTGAGAACCGTGCCGCCGCCGACAAGCGGATGGAAGACGACATCAAGTCGTTTTTCCGGCGTGAACATCACACGAAGGGTGTCGGCGCTCTCGAGATCGACCTGACGACCCCGGCCCGGATCTACGACCACGCCCGTCACGGGCTCCCGGTCGACGAGTTCCGTGCTGTCATCGCCACCGACACGGGCGCGTCCGGCGGTTCGTTGACGGTCCCGACAACGGTCGCGACGAGCATCTACGCGTACATGACCGCTTCGGTCGCGATGCGCAGGATCGGTTGCACGATCATCACCACCGATTCGGGCAACGCGATGAACTTCCCGCGTGTCGCGACACACGGCATCGGTACGCAGATCGCAACACAGGACACCGCGTTCTCCGGTACGAACCCGATCCTCGGCCAGATGACGTTGAACGCGTTCGACTTTGGTCAGCTCGTCGCGATCTCGTCCGACATGCTCGAAGACTCCGGTGTCGATGTTCTGTCGTTCGTGACCCGTCAGATCGGCCGTGCGATCGGTCAGGTGACCGCCACCCAGTACGTCACAGGTTCTGGGAGCTCGGCGCCGCAAGGCATCGAAGGTGCGATCGTCGGAGCAGGCACCATCGCTTCCGGCGGTTCACTGTTCGGACTTCCCGCCGGCCAAGAGCTGGAGAAGCTCATCGACCTCCAGTACAGCGTGGTCGACAGCTACCGGCAGAACGGTGCGGCGTGGCTGATGCGTGACCTGACCGGCGCCCGTCTCCGCAAGATCCGTGACGGCGCGGGCGGTACAGCAGGCCAGTTCGTCTGGCAGCCGTCCCCCACGGTCGGTGCGATCGGCGGTCAGCCGGACACGTTCCTCGGTGACCCGGTGTACTTCGATCCCAACGTGGCCTCTATGGCCAGTAACGCTAAGATCGTCTACTACGGTGATTGGAGCGCGTACTACATCCGTGACACGCGTAACTTCCGGCTCGAGCGTTCCGACGACCTGCTGTTCGACAAGAACCAGATCGCGTTCCGGGGCATTCTCCGCACCGATGGCGATCTGATCGACTCGAACGCGATCAACGTCCTCAAGCAGTCGGTCTAGTAGCAGAGGGGTGGGACGCTTCGGTGTCCCACCCCTTCGTCATGGAGGAACACATGTCAACTCCTGTTTCTGTTCCGTCGAACGCGGCGATCACGAACCTGCAATCGGAGGGCGGCCAGTCCGGACCGATCGGTTTCATGCCGTCCTCGAGCCCGGATGTCGACACGGATGAGGACATGTTGCCTGCCGAGCAGGGCGCGGCCGGTCTTGTCGGCCCCGTCACGGGCGCGCAGCATGTGCAGAACCCGGCGACGCCCGGCCCGATGACCCTGTAGAAGGCGAGTCCCCTCAGCAGGGGAAGGTGATCGGGAGGGAAGAACGGCCGCGCGCCTTCTTCCCTCCTGGTCCGCCCGGCTGAGGTCAACAACCCCTGCTGAGGAGGAGTCAAACAATCATGTGGAAACGTAAGAAGCGCGCGCCCGAAACCGAGTCGAAGAAGCCGGATCCAGTCGGTGATCTCCTGCGTGAGGAGTACCGCAAGAAGTTGCAACGCGAACAGACGGATCCCGCGCGCGGACGGTACGAAGAACGATGACCCGCTTCCTCGTTCACGGCAACGCGCCAACCGTCAAAACCGGTTACGGCATCCAAATCGCCCACCTCGTCGAACAACTCAAGGCTGACGGGCACGAACCCGCCTGCTCGAGCACGTACGGCATCCAGGGCGGTGTCGAAACCTGGAACGGGATACGCGTCTACGGATGCGGCTACGACGTCAACAGCAACGACAGAATCCACATGCACGCTCGCCACTGGTTCCGTGACGAACCCGGCTGGATCATCACCTGCATCGACGTGTGGGCGATGCAAAACCCGCTCCTCGCAGAGTTCAATGTCGCCGCGTGGGTACCGATCGATCACTTCACGAGTGTTGGGCCGCAGCCGAACATCCGCGAGTTTTTCGAACGGACCGACGCCGTCCCGATCGCCATGTCCCGGTTCGGCGAGTCGTTGCTCCTCCGTGCGGGTCTCGACCCGGTCTATATCCCGCTGTCGGTCGACACGAACGACTACAAGCCGACCACCATCCTCCCCAACGGGATGACGCCCCGTGAGATCATGGGAGTCCCCGAAGACGCGTTCGTGGTCGGCATGGTCGCCATGAACAAAGGATGGGCACGCGACCGCAAAGGGTTCAACGAAGCGTTCTGGGCGTTCGGCATGTTCGACCGCGAATACCCCGACGCGAACGCCTACCTGTACATCCATGCCGACGCACCCGGCGGCGCCGAAGGAATCAACCTCCGAGAGCTCGCGATCCATGCAGGAATCCAGCCGCACAAGATCGTCTTCGCGGGCGGACCCGACCAGTACGGCTACTACCTGACCTACACGCCCGAAATGATGGCCGGCGTCTACACCGCGATGGACGTCCTCCTCGCCCCGTCGCATGGGGAAGGGTTCTGTGTTCCGCTGATCGAAGCGCAAGCGTGCGGAACGCCGGTCATCGCAACGAACTTCAGTGCGCAGACCGAGCTCGTCACCGACGAGACGGGCTGGCTGGTCGAGGGGCAACCCGAATGGGACCCGGCCCACCATGCTTTGTACAAGTGTCCGATCATCGCGGACGTGGTGAACGGCCTCGAGTTCGCCTGGAAAGCGGACCGGGCGGCGATGGCGCCTGCGTGTATCGAACATGCGCAGCAGTACGACACCGCGTTCGTGTACGAGACGTACTGGCGGCCGTTCATCAAAGACCTCGAAGCCCAACCCGAACGCTTACCCCTGAAGCGTGACCCGATGCCCGAAAAGGACGCGGTCGCCGTGCTGGTGCCGCTGTACAAGCGGACCGAGCACATCGAAGCGTTGGCGGACTCGTTCAGGGCAACGACAAAGCGTGGCGAGGCACGCTTGGTGTTCCTCTGGGAACATGGCGACGACGAGGTCCGAGACGCCGTATTGCGAGCCTGTGGTTCCGGTATCGATGGGATCTCAGGTCAGCAAGCCCACCTCGCCGATGGTGGTACGGCTCACACCTACGCGGAGAAGCTGAACGAGGGTCTCCGAGTCACCACCGAACCGTGGGTGCTCTGTATAGGTGACGACACCCGGCTGCGGGACGGTTGGCTCGACGCCGCCCGGAAACTGTCCGAAGAGTTCGACATCATCGGCACCAACGACAGTCTCCCCGGCCGTACCCGTAACCCGAAAGTCGCCCGCGGCGTCCACGCCGATCATTTTTTCGTCCGCCGCGCGTACGTCGAGGAGTACGGCGCCTCGTTGGAAGGTCCCGGCATCCTGGCCCCGGAGGTGTACGGCCATTGGTACACGGATGAAGAGATCATCCGCTTGGCACGCGCGCGGGGAGTGTTCAGCCCGTGCCTGGAAAGCATCGTCGAGCATCTCCACCCGGGCTACGACGGGGACGCGAAAGCCCGTGAAGCGGACCCGACCTACATGGCCGCGGTCGAACATTCCTCGACGGACGAGCAGACGTTCCGAGATCGTCTCCCGCTGATCGAAATGCAACGCACAACCCGCGGCAAGCCGTGACCCGCGCGCGGGTTCTGGACGCGTTCCCGTTCGCCGGTACAACCAACGAACTGCTCCTCCTCGAGTGCCGGCTGACGGAGCTGTACGACGCGGTCGATCAGTTCATCATCGTGGAAGCGACCGTCGACCATCAAGACCATCGGAAACGGCTCAACTACCGGGACCATGCCTGCCGGTATGCACAATGGGCCGACAAGATCACCTATGTCGTCGCCGAAAACATGCCCAGCCTTGAAGACGACGGCTGGTCATGGGCGAGGGAACACGCCCAACGCGAAAGCATCGCTCTCGGTCTCGCCGAACTTGACGCCCAACCAGACGACATCATCCTCCAATCCGACGCCGACGAGATTCCGACCGCGCTCGCCGCCCGCAACGTCCGCCCGCAACGTGACGAACTGATCGCGTTCAGACAACGCGGCCATTTCTGGGCTGTCGACTGGGACTATCCGCCCGGCTGGCAAGGCACCGTCGCTTGCCGAGTCGCGACCCTCGCGAAACTGCGCCGACCGTCCTGCGGTCCGTTCGCTGCGATGCGTGACGTACGGAACAGTTGCCCGAAGGTGATCCCGAACGGCGGCTGGCACTTCTCGTGGTTGGGTGGGACGCAGGAAGCGTGGATGCAGAAGGTCGGGTCGTTCTGCCATCCCGAAGTCGAACAGCGGATCGTTGACAACGCCGACCGGTATTACCGGGAAGGCATCCATGTCGACGGGATCATGCTGCGGCCCGTCGATGTCGACAAGACCTGGCCGAAATGGATGCAGGACCCGGCGAACGTGCCGACGAACTGGTATCGGCCCCGATGACCGCGTCGCTCTCCGACCTGTACCTGAAAGCGTGTACGGAACCGTCCGATATCTACGAACATTTGCCGACGTTCGTTGACCTCTGCCACCAAACCAACGCGTCGAAAGTGATCGAGCTCGGTACGCGTGGCGGAGTGTCGACGATCGGCTGGCTGTACGGGCTGACGTTCACCGGCCATCTCTGGTCGGTCGATATTGACCCGGCCCCCATGTTGCCGTTCTCGCATTGGACGTTCATCCAGGGCGATGACCTCGACCCTGCCGTGGTGAAACAGCTCCCCGATGATGCCGACATCGTCTTCATCGATACCAGCCACGCGTACGCGGACACCGTCGCAGAACTGAACGTGTACCGGTGGAAAGTGCGGCCTGGTGGCCGGATCGTCCTGCATGACACCGAACTCGAGAAGCCGTGGGGTCTACGCGGCCAACCCCCGTTCCCCGTCAAGACGGCGGTCGAAGAGTTCTGCGCTGACGAGAACCTCGAATGGACGAACAACCCGCGGTGCAACGGGCTCGGAATCATCAGTATCCCGGAGGCGTAGATGACCAACTACATCACCGAGGACGAGCTCCGTAACTACATCGGGTCAGAAGCCCTGAACTCTGGGAACGTGCTCTCGTCGGTGTGCACGGTCGCGTCGCGTGCGGTCGAAACGATGTGCGAACGGACATTCCTGCAAGACGACGACGTGTCGGTCCGCTATTTCGAGCCGTGCGACTACTTCCATGTCGAAGTTGACGACATCTCCACCGCTACCGGCCTCATCGTCCGTACCGATGACTCCGGGACCGGGTCGTACTCGACAACGTGGACGCTCGACACCGATTTCTTTCTGGAGCCGATCAACCAACGTTCCGGTGGGATTGGCGGCTGGCCGTACACCGAGATCCACTCGCTGCTGTCCCGAGCGTTCATCCGCGCGTACGTGCCCGCGCGCCGGCCTTCGGTGAAGGTGACTGCACGGTGGGGTTGGGCCGCTGTTCCCGATCAGGTCAAGCAGGCGACGCTGATCGCCGCGGCGCGTCTGTTCAAGATGAAGGATGCGCCGGACGGATTCGTTGGCCTTGACGGTTGGGGACCGGTACGGGTCAAGGAGAATCCTGAGGTTCGGGCGTTGCTCGGCCCGTTCATGAAACATCCGGTAGTGGTGGCGTGAACATCCCCGCCGTCCTCGCCGCGTTCAAAACAGCGTTGGCTGATCTTGACGCCGACGTGTACGACTTCATGCCCGACGCACCCACCGTCCCGTGCGTCTGCATCTACATGGAATCGATGCCACTCGACCCGACCGCCGACGTCGTATTCGTGCTGCTTTGCCTCGCCGGCACCGTCGACATGCAGAACTCGCAGGACCGGTTGATGGGCTGGCTCTCCGACGATGGTGACCAATCGATCATCGGAATGATCGACGCCGACAACATGCTCGGCGACACGGTCGGATCAGTGATTCCGCTCGAGGTCCGTAACTGGGGTCTACAGCCAGTTCAGGAAGGCAGACCGCGGCTCCTACAGGCCGAGCTCGTCTGCAACGTTCTCCGATAGCCAACCGCACGAAAGGCATACTCCAATGGCATACCAAGCGGATCATGGTCGCAACGCGGCCATTTACGCCGACCTGACGACCGCTGGCACCGCGGCGGTCGGCACATCGACACTCACCCGCATCGAGGGCAAGAACACTTGGGCCTCGGACAACTCGCGCGACTTCGTTGAGGTCACCTCCTTCGGCGACGCGTCCAAAACGAACGTTGCTGGTCTTCCGTCAGCATCTGTCGATGTTTCGGGTAACTGGAACTTCATAGGGGAAGGTTCCCTCATCAAGAACCTTGTCGGCGCGACGGCTGAACGAGGATTCATGCTGTTTCCCGATGTCACGAACTATCCGGGCACCTACCTGTCCGGGAAGGCATTCGCGTCGCAGAAGTCGGGCGGTGGAGTTACGTCTGCCGTCACGCTCGACCTGCACTTCGAAGCAGGGCCGAGCGGCCTCGTCTGGACCTGACATGGGATGGCAGATCACGTTCGACGGCACACGCCGCGAAGTCACCGCCGAAGAACGCGAACACGACGAGTACGTGTCTTCATGGGAAGGCGGGAAAGTCGTCGACCTCGACGACCTCTCACCGGACGTGTACGACAAGATCGCGGAGAACGACCCGAACGATACGTGGTGGAGTATCTACAAGTTCCCAGGCGCGACGTCCGCACGCTTGTACGCGGTGGTGTGTGCGGCCGCCGAGTTCGCAGGCGTTGAACCTCCTTCGAAGCCGGCGAACATGCGTGAATCGAAACTGCTGCTGCAACTCCTCGAGCTGACGCAGGAAATCGAGGACCGGCCGACGATGAACGGTTTCCCTCAGACGCCATCCGAAACGGCGACTGGCTCATCATCTGGGCCGTCAGACGCTTCGGATGGCGACCTTCCGAAGTAAGAGCCGAACCGGTCCGCGACCTCCTGAACCTCTACTGGTCGGAGCCTGCCCAATGACACTCGAAGTCAAAGGGTTACCGGAACTGTTACGGCACGTCCATGAGGTGTCGTCGAAGGCGAAGACGCTCGATCAGAAAACGGTCGCAGGGATCGCGGTCACCGCGAAAACGATCGTCCTGAACGTCGCCGGACAAGACATCCCGGGTCGGCGTCTCTCCCGGTTCGGGAACGGGAAAGGTGTGCGGCTCAGCGCATCATTCAAAATCAAGACGGGTGCGGTCCCGTCCGCCCTGTTGTTGCCGACCCCGCCTGGCCCTTGGTATCTCCTCAACCACGGCGGCAAAGCACACGACATCGGCAACCGTTCGAAACGGCGGGGCGGTCCACGCGGCCAAGCCGGGTTCCTCGGCAGTACAGCACGCGGGTTCGCTGCGGTCGGCCCCGTCCATCATCCGGCGTTCACCGCGAAACACACCTGGGATCATGCTGCGGGGCTCGCTGTCACGACCGGATCGAAGACGTTCGCTCGAGTGTCGAAACAGGCGTACGTCAAACTGTTTGTGGGGTGAGTTGTGGCCAACCTCACCGACAAACTCGCGTTGCTTATCACGGCCGACTCGACCAAAGCAGTATCGGAACTGAAGAAGGTCGGTACCACCGCCGACACCAACCTGAAAAAGGCTGAAGGCGCCGGCGCGAGTTTCGGGAAGTCGCTGACAAGTATCGGCTCGTCCGGGTTCGCGGCGGTCGGCGGTGTCAGCGCCGTTGTCGGTGTTGTCGGATCGCTCGTTTCGGCAGGCCGGGAAGCAGCACGGAACACGCGTCTGACCGAAGCGGTCATCAAATCGACCGGTGGCGCCGCGCATGTTTCCGCGGCGCAGGTCGGTGAACTCGCGACATCGATCTCGAACAAGACCGGCATCGATGACGACGCGGTCCGGTCATCCGAGAATCTGCTACTCACGTTCACGAACGTCCGGAACGAGACCGGTAAAGGCAACGACGTTTTCAACCAGGCGACCGTCGCGATCCAGGACATGTCGGTCGCTCTCGGCCAGGACGCGAAATCGTCAACGATCCAGCTCGGTAAGGCACTGAACGACCCGATCAAAGGCCTTACCGCGTTGCGTCGGGTTGGTGTCGCGTTCACCGAACAGCAGCAGGATCAGATCAAGACGCTCGTCAAGTCGGGTGACACGCTCACCGCCCAGAAGATCATTCTTGGTGAACTGCAGAAGGAGTTCGGTGGCGCCGCGGCAGCGGCAGCGGACCCGATCGACAAGCTGCGCGCATCGTTCAACAACCTTGAACAAGAGGTCGGCGGTCAACTTCTCCCGGTTGTCGATCAGTATGTCGGGATCATCCAACAGGCCGTCAACATCTCGGGGACGCTTGAACGGGCCACACACGGGTCAGCGTTCAGCTTCGCAGGCTTGAACCATGCGATCCTCGCAACGATCCCCGGTGTCAGCCTGCTGCAATCCGCGAGCGATACCCGCGCGGCCGGCCAAAAGAAAGCGGCGGACGGCGACAAGGCGGCTGCCGCCGCGGTGAAAGCGGTCGCGGATGCGACCCAGAAGTACACGGCCGACCTCGCGTCGGGGACCGCGACCCGCGAGCAACTCGCTGCCGACTCGAAAGCTGTCGCCGACGCGCAACAGCACCAGTCGTCCATCCAGACTGCTGTCACCAACTCGATCCAGAAAGGCACCGACGCCGCGAACGCGTCCGCGGCAGCGGAGAAGAAACGTGATGAAGCTGAGAAAGCCCGTTTGAAGGCTGCCAAGGAGGCGCAGAAGCAACTCACCGACAGTCTTACGAAGTACGGCGACGTCGCCGGACCGGTCGGTGAGAAGGTCGCGAAAGGGATGGGGCTCGGCAAGAAAGCGATCGAGGATCTCACCACCGTCACGAAATCCGCGAACGATGGGATCGACAAGGCGTTCAACACGTCGTCGTCGGTGATCGACGACTGGACGAGTAAAGCGAAGTTCAACCTGAAGCAGTTCGAGGCTGATCTCCTCGCGGACACCGTCGCAGCAGCGAACTGGTCGACGAACATCGCGACCTTGTCGAAAGACGGCATCGACAAAGGGTTCTTGCAGACCCTGATTGACGCCGGCCCGAAAAGCGCGAAGGTGGTGCAAGGGCTCGTCGATGGTGTCCGGCAGGGATCGGTTGACACGATCAACGCGATTGTCCTCGCCGGGAAGGCCGGAGCACAAAACGCGAAGAATGTAGTCGATCCTGCGCTCGCTGGTATCCGATCGTCGTTCCAAGACTTCATCAACTATGTCAACACCCAACACCCGAACCTTGATCTGCGGATCTCCGGGCAGCCCGCCACCCCGACACAGATTCACAACCTCGCGCTTTCGCAACACAACACGGGTTCAGGCCCTCGCTACGGGTTCGCAGATGGAGGGTTCGTACCCGGCCCGAAAGGTGCGCCTGTCCCGGCGATCGTGCACGGCGGCGAGTTCGTCGTCTCCAACGCGATGCTGGCCCGGGGGGTCGGCTCGAGCCGTGCGACCGTTTCCAGCGCAGCCGTCAATGTCAACATTTACGTCACCGCGAATGGGGCGGTCATCCCGGCAATCGTGCGTGAACTTCGCTCCGGAACGACCGGGCTCGAACTGAAACGTGCGCTCGGCGTATGACGTCCGGGTTCGATTCGATACAAGTCGAGCTCGGGTTCGGCTCCAACCCGCTCGGCGTGATCGTTTCCCGCACGGACGTCACTACGGACGTCCGGTCGATCACAACGACCCGTGGTCGAGGATCCGCTCTCGAGTTGTTCCCGGCCGGTACGGCGCAGATCGTCCTGAACAATCAGGACGGCAAATATGACCCGGATAATGCTTCAAGCCCGTACGCAGGGCAACTGTTACCGATGGTGCCGGTCCGGATCTCGGCCCGTGACGCGTCACCGGCGACGTGGCGGATCTTCAACGGGTTCGTGCAACCGCAGGGCGGCTGGCAACACTCCTATGGCGGTGGGGCGAACAAGATCGCGACGGTCACCGTCAACTGTGTCGACATGTTCGCGATCCTCGCGACACTTGACATGCCGGCAATCGTCCCTGATCCGACCACCGGTGTCCTCACTCCGCTGTTCACAGGCGAACGGACCAGCGACTATCTCGTTGATGTCCTCGGCCTGTTCGGGCTCGCCGCGAGTGTTTCCGGTACGTCACTGTCGATCATGTCCGGGTATGTCGGTGGCCTGAAAGCACTCGACTGGATCCAGAAAGTCGCGTTGTCGGAAGGTGGCGCCGTTTACGTGTTGGCGGACGGAACCTTGCAGTTCGACAATCGGCTCGATCCGGTCCTCAACTCGCGTCTCGCGAATGTCGCTGTCACGTTCGCCGACGACGGGACTGGCGTCCCCTACTCCGATTTCGAGAAGGAGTACGCGACCGTCATCTACAACAAGATCACGGTCACGACCCCCAGCGGGATCTCCGAATCGGCGTCCGACGCGACCTCGATCGCCACGTTCACTGAATCGGACTACACGCTCGACGGCCTGTTCCTCGAAACCGCGGCGGAAGCGCAAGCCCGCGCCGAGTGGTACCTCCTCGCGTACAAAGACCCCGTCACCTCACCGTCACAGATCGTGCTCCATCCGCGCCGATCGAACGCCGTCCTCCTCGCCGCGCTCGAGCTCGACCTCCGCAACCGGGTCGTCGTGAAGTTCAAACCGTCCACCGCTGCCGGCGAGATCACCGCTGAAGTGTTCGTCCGATCGATCTCACATCAGATCGACGCTTCCTCGAAGACATGGACTGTGACACTCGGGTTCGAATCGACCTCACGGTTCGGGTTCCAGTCCGGCCTGTCCTATTTCACGCTCGGAAGTTCGCTACTCGGGGGAGGTGACGTTCTCGCACTATGAGTACCCGTACCTCGATCCCCGGCTCGAAAGCAGGGTCAACCGATTCGATCTCCGTCGCAGATT